GAGCGTCCAGCAGTCCGTTGAAGGACAGCGTGGCCGTGAGAGTGCGCCTGGTCGACTTGATGAACGCTCCGACGAACGAGAGGGTCGCCGTCAGCGCTCTGCTCGTGCGCTTGTTGAATGCTCCCGAGAAGGACAGCGTGCCAGCGAGCGCCACGATCTTGAACACCGCTCGAGCCCAGTTGCCGATGAAGCTGAGCGTGGCGGTGAGCGCCCGGAGCGTCTGCTTGGTGAGCGCTCCGATGAAGGACAGCGTTGCCGTGAACGCCCTACTCGAGCGTTTGGCGAGCGCACCAACGAACGAGAGCGTTCCTGCCAGGGGGTAACTCGTGTTCTTCACCAGCGTCCCGGCAAAGGACAACGTGGCGGTCAGCGCCTTGATTACCAGGTGTGAGCCGACGAGCGTGCCGATGAAGGACAGCGTCGCGGTGAAGGCTCGGCTCGTCCGCTTCGCCATCGCGCCCGTGAAACTGAGGGTCGCCGTGAGTGGGTAACTGATGACCCGGCGCAGTGCCCCGACGAAGGCGAGTGCGGCGGCAAGTGCCTTGTTCGTCTGGAAAGCATCAGAACCAGCGAAGCTCAGGGTTCCGGTGAGTTGCTGGTCATAGAGAACCGCCCCGCCGCCGGCTGGCCCCCAGTAGCCGATCTCGGTGAAGTCCTTGTAACGGATGCGCCAGACACGAACCTGCTGACCTTCACCACCAGCGAACGGAGGGCTCAGACCACGTCCTCGAGCAACGTCCTTCCACTCGTTTCCTGGGACAAGACCGCGTGTGCGTGGCATCAGATTCTCAGCACTCCGATCCCGCCCCAACCGTCATTGCCGTTTTTCTCTATGAACTTGATGTTCCAGTAGCGCTGCGCGAGCTCGCTCCAGAGTTCCCCGATCGGGCCACCGTCCGAGATGTCGTGGAACACAACCAGCCCACCGGGACAGACGAGCGGTGAGTAGTCCTCCCAGTCAGCACGTACCGCCGCCTCGGTGTGATCAGCGTCGATGTGGAGAAGGTCGACGTAGACGAGAAGATCCTTGACCCGTTGGCGAATGGTGGGATCGTGGGAGTCGCCCTTGACCAGATGCACCAACTGGTACGGGCGGGCGTAGCTCAGCATCCGCTCGCTGTCGTCCTCGAGTTGCGCGATGTCAACGCTCACGAGAACGGCGGAAGCGGTTGCGACTTCGCAGAACACGGAGAACGTCCCGCCTCGAGCGGAGCCTAGTTCGACGATCCGGCTAGGCGGGTTGAGTTGGAGGAAGCAGACGAGCGCGTACAACTCCTCGAGCTTCTGCATTCCACTGACACGAGTGGCGCGAACGGCGATCTCGCGGGCGTTCATGCGCGGCGCAGGATGAGCGTTCTCGCCTTGACGTGCGCTACGGGAGGCTGGTGGATGTGCACGTCGACCTCCCCCTGGAGAGTGGCGAACACAGCGCCGTCGAGCTCGTCCCATCCCCGGTTCTGCCACTCATGCCCGTAAGGCACTCGCTGGACGAGCGAGTCGGAGAACTTGATGCACCCGAGCGAGACACACCAGCCCGAACGTGGCTCGGCGACTATCGGCCCACTCGGATACTCGAAGGCGCAGCACTCACGCTCACAGGCTTCGAGTTCGTCGAGCGCTCCCGGCCAGGGAACGATGTCGTGCTCGATGAGAATGAAGCCTTCGCCGGCCTGCCACAACTCGGTGACGAGCCGCCCGTAGTGGTGGTAGTCGTTCATCACCACTTCGGTCACTTCCAGCCCCTCCATCGTGAGGGCGAGAGCCGGTGGGCTCCCCACACGCATGGTCGGGACGATGATCCTCAGTTCAGAGCTTCCAAGACGTACATATGTCCCGTGATCGAGTACGCCGTCGTCAGCGACCACTTGGCAGTGAACGCGAGGAACTCGTTGATCGTCATGTCCATCGTCACTGCTGCGGGAGTGGCCGAACCAGCTGAGCCCATGTACTGCGCCTGCTGGTTGGCGATGGTGAGCGCCTGAGCCGCGCACGTCACGTCACCCTGACAAAACACCGTGCCTGCTGAACCGACGGAGCGAACCACAGCCTTTCCCTCGCAGAACCACTGAGTCGCCGTCTGCGCCGTACCGTCCATCGTAAGAGCGCCAGACGAGGCCCAGCGAACAGTGGGAACTGTGACCGCTGTCGCGCCGTGACCGATGCTGAACGTCAGCGTGGCCGCTGTGCTCAGCGTTGTCTGCCGTCCTCGAGCCTTCCAGTGCAGCGTGCGACCGGGGATACCACCCGGCTGCATGTAGTTCGCCGGGATCATCAGGTCGGGGAAGAGGATGTTCTCGGTCGAGGAAGAGGCGACTGGGGTGCCGTCCACGATCACCGACGAGAGCAGCTCCTCATACCCGAGCCCCGCCTTGAGCATCGGAACCCGTCCGTCGCGTGACATCCTCGCCCGCTCGAGGTTCTGCACGATCTTGTCCGGCAGCAACGAGAGCAGCTCGCTGTAGCGCTGCATCTCAACCATCGGGCCTGGGTCATCCTCGTCGAGCACCCAGTTGCAGAGAGTGTGCCGCTCGCCGAGTTCGGGAACGTGATTGCGGAGCTTCCGCCAGTGACGAAAGAGCGTCCTCCGCATGGCACTAGCCTCCCGACGCTATCGTCAGCGTGTAGGTGAACTGGATCGAGTCGCCGTTGACAACGTTGATGGCTGAGAACACCTTGTGATCCCACATCACAGGACGCAGGGTGTACGCCTCGGTCGTGCCGGGAGTCGAGCCGATGACGCCGGTCGTGGTGACCATCCAGCCCGAAGCTGCCGAGAAGGACAGCGTCAGCACCGACGTGGTGTTCGAGGTGATGAGCGCATAACGCGGGGTCGTTGTCGTCTTGACGACGTGCTGCGTCTCACCCTGAACTGATGACGAAGAAGCAGTGAGTGGTGTCGCCGTAACGGTCGCCGTGTTGGCGGTCGTTCCCGTAAATGGCGAGCCTGTCGTGCGCGAGAGGGTCGAGTCGTTGAACAGACCCCACTCGGTCACCGCCTCGTTGCCGGTGTAAGCGATGGTCGCCACGGACACCCACTTCTGCACGGTGCCGACCTGGTCGTGCGTGAAGACCTGCGTACCGGAGACGGGGGTCTGACCGCCTACGGTCGAGTCGGTCTCGATCTGGATGTCGGTGAAGGCTGCCGCCGTGACGCCCTTGCCCGAGGCGTGCCACTTGAGCAGCTTGAACAGGTTCGTGACGATCGAGGTTTGCGGCCACTGCGAATCGCCGGCGAGTGCCAGCACTCCGATGTTCGTGACCAGCCCCGAACCGAGGTCGTAGTCGCGAACCAGCTTTCCTTCGCGAATGTGAGCGGCCTGGAGGTTCGACCCGAAGGTCATGCCGCCTGGGAATCTCGTGGCTGCGCCCTGCGGGTCGCGCACGAGCGCGTATCCGAACTTGCGCAGGAGGATGTCCTTCATCGGGCGACTCCTTGTCTGTTGAGTAGTCCTCGGAGGCGCTCGAGCCAGCTCACGCCGAGGTTCTTTCGTTTCGTCTGTTGGTCGCCGCGAATGTGGACAGCGTCTAGTTTGCCCTCGAACTTCATGTCCGACTGCATGGCGCCTCCACTTTAGGTGAGGGGGTGGGCGGGGAAGGCAAACCCACCCCCTCAGGTCGTCGGCTTACAGGTGCGTGCTCAGGTGCTGGAACGAGTTGACATCGAACACCGCAGCGTTTGCGGCTCCGATGACACCGATCTCGTAACCACCGATGCGAGGCTCAATGACTCGCATCTCAACTGGGGAACCTGGGTTTTCGCCGAAGAACAGGTGATCCCTGCGCCCGACGATTGCCACGTCCTGGTCGAAGCCGTAGCTCCCGATGACCATGAGGCCGAAGAAGCTACCGCCGAGAGTGCTGAAGTCCACCGCACCCACCGGAGACATCTGCGACAGCTGGTCGGTGCCGAGCGTTGCGAGCTCGACGAAGCGGTCGTAGCCGAGGTAGAGCGTGTCGGGAACGACGCGCCCACCGGAAGCGGCGAGAACGTTGCCGATACCGGCTGCCACCGCAGCCCTCCACTGTCCGAACGACTCCGTGCCGATCGTGCCGAGACGCCCGGAGAGCGTACCGACGGTGCCGATTGCCGCGTCCTCGAGAACGTCACAGGCGCGGTTCTCGGTCTGGCGAGCGTACGCCTCTGCAGCAAGCCGGAACCACACAGAGATCGTGTCCGGGTTGCTCCAGTTCGCAGCCTGCCAGGAGATGTTGCCCGCACCCAGGTACGTCTTGGCCGTGACCGTCTGCTGAGAGATGGCGGGAGCGACCGTGCCTGCCTCCGACTTCTCTGAGGTCTGCTCGACGACCGTCGGGCGCGTGTCCACCTTCGGGTAGGTCAGCGAGCCGCGATCCAGCGGGATCTTCTGAGCCGACTCGACGACTGGCCGAGAGGTGGAGATGATGTCCATGATCTGCGTCATGTGGGTCGGGACGATCAGACCCGCGACGACAGTGGACGTGGTGTTCTGCAACGTTCGCTCGATGCGCTCCTGCGCCTCCATGCGAACGGTGGTGATATCTCCCGAAGCACCGGCCAGCTGGTGGGCGACCTCGGGAATGTTGGTGACAGCCCAGTCACGGAGGTACTCCGTGTAGTCGCGATAGACGATGGGGCCGTCCGAGCGAGGAGTGGCGAAGCGCCGATCCTGCGCTGACGTGTCTTCACGCAGCAGAGCGGAAACGTCTCGTGAGCCGTTCTCGCGCTCGATGTCGGCTGCGAGGAGTTCGATCTCATCCTCGAAGTCCTTGATCTGCGTGCGGTACTTCGCCGCCTGGTCTGACTCGAAGTCGTTCAGCTTGCGCTGTTCTTCCTCGGCAAGAGCCAGGAGGTCTTCGAGCTTCTGGCGCGTTCGGGAGAGCTCGTCGCCGAGTCTCTCGACACGCATCCGGGTAACTCCTGACATGCGATACACCTTTCGTCGGGAAATGACTTATCCCGGCGGGTGCCGTCCTGAGTGTGAGGGTGCCGCTAGCTAAGCGGGGTGCTCACGCGACGGGGTGCGCCTAACGGGTCGTAGATTACCTGCTGGCGAGTGTCAGCAGGGAAGGCGGAGGAGTTTCCCGCGCCTGTCGGTAGTAGCGAACGAGCTTGCGGGCAGCCGTCGCCTTCTCTTGCGTGTTGAGACTTGTCTGGCCCAGCCGCTTGGCGGCTTCGTGCATGCCCTGGATGTTGAGATCTCCGTTCGGCTCGAGAACGGGCAGAAAGCCACGTGTCTTGACCGGCGCGTCGCCAGAGCGGCAGACGAGACAGGAACGCTCGTACTCGTCGTCTTCGAAGCGGGCTGGTGAGCCGTCCCAGGGGCGGTCTACTGTCGACCTGACCTTGATGGGCTCGTAGCCGATGCGAGCGAGAAGTTCGTCAGTGCGCTCAGGCTCGGGTTCAGGTTCGGGCTCAGGCTCGGGTTCAGGAACGACGTGCTCTTCGGTGGGCGTCCAGATGACCGCCGGCATGTTCGTCTCGGGCACCTCACCGGATTCGAGGTTGAACGGCGGGTTCTCGCGAACGGCGAGAACTCGAGAATCGGGGAACGCCGGATTGCGACAGAGCGAGACGTTCAGAAGCTTGGCCGAGAGTCTGCGGACGACGCCTTCCTTGGTGCGCTGGCTCTCGATGGGGATCGCCTCGACAGACACGCCGGTGTACGCCTCTTCGTTGACGAGCTCGAGCGCCTTGTCGCCATCTGGCCCCGACAGGACACGGAATACACCGTCGAACCCATCAGGTGAGTCCTCGAAAGCAATGCCGCGTCCCACGACATCAGAGAAGCCCTTGCCATGCTCGACGTTGACGAGCACCTGCTTCGGCTTGTTCTCCTTGTTTCGGAACACACCTCTAACCCACTCTTCCTCGTAGAAGGTTCGACCACCGTCGTCCGAGACACGCGCTGTTACGCCGTGCGGGACGATGCGCAGGTCGAGTGTTCGTCCGTCTCCGACAGGCACAACTTTGGCCTGGAACTCGCGACGGATCACATTTTCGTCTGCCATGCGTCCTCCTTAGACAGATGGCCGTAGTGATACAACCGTCGCTGCCTGCTGTTGCGCAGGTGATGCCCCCGCCGATGGTGGAGTCATCAGGTCTGCAAGCGCGTCCGGCTGAGCCTCCACCGGCAAGCGCAAGATCGCTCTTGCTTCTTCGTTCGAGACGATGCCCTTCTCGACGAGCGCGGCCACCGAAGCAACCAGCTCCTCCATCGCTGGAGCCATCGTCTCCTTGGCGTCGAACTCGACGTAGTTCCCCGCTGGAAGCAACTGCGACGACATCGCCATGCTCATAGCGGTAGCGAACGTGCGCAACTTGAAGCGCCACCAGTGCTCACCGAGCATGGCCGGTGACTGGTAGTTGAGCCCGCCTTCGATGGGCAGGTTCAGGAACTGCGCCGGCACACCACAAGCGCTCGCGAGGATCTGCGCGTTGAACTTCTGAGCGTCCAGCAGCATGAGATCCTGAACGCTGAACGAGAGCTTCTCGAGCGAGATGTCCGCCTCGGAGAACACCGGGGGAGCGCCGCGCCGAGCCGCCGTCCGGGTCATCCAGGTGTCCTGAATGGCCCTTGCCTGCTTGCCCTCGGCGTCCAGGCGCTTCTTCGCCATGATCGCGTACTGCGGAACGTCCGTCTGCATCATCACGCGAGCGAGATCCGAAGCCGCCAGCAAGCCGTACGCCTGTGACGAGTAGGAAGCGATGACGCTCGTTCCTCGAGTGGCGCCAGCTCGCGGGTCGCGTGAGATCTGGAGAACGTCCTTGGGGTCGATGTACTGCTCGTGAACCTTGTAGTAGCGCCGACCGCGCTCGACCTCGACGTTCATAATGCTGGCGTCGGCCACCGTCCACGCCGACGGATAGCCGTCGGTGTAGCGAGCGGTGGTGACGATGAAAGCGTCTCCCCAGCGCAGGTAGCTGTCGAGGGCCGAATACACCGCGTCACCGATTCCATTCGGATACCACTCGGGATCGGGATTGGCTACCCACGCCGGCTCACGTGTTCCGTAGAAACGCAGAGGCATCCGAGCGATCTGCGACGACGCAAAGTCGATGCAGGTGTTCGCCACCCATACCCGGTCGATGAGGCGTGGACTGAAGCTGACGCCTGTCAGTCCTGTCCAGAAGTCAGAAATGAGTCCTTGCCACGCCGTCTCCGAGCCGAGCGGAGTGTCCTCTTCGTGGCGCTCCACGGCACCAAACGTGTCGCTCAGGAACCTCTTGAGATTCACCAGATCACCACCCCACCAGCGTCGTAATCCTCAGCCATCGCGGCGTACAGAGCGAGTGTCGCAGCTACCAGAGGTGAGATGTCCACGCTCGAGTTCTTGCGCGACCACGCCCATCTGTCACCCAGGGGTCTCGTTTTCGCTCCGCGTACCGCATTCCACAGATCCATCGAACCGCGATGGCGCAAGCTCTCTTCGTTCACGACATCTACTAGCCGCCCACACGCTTCTGCATGTGATGGGGCGTCTATGCGCTCAACTGTAACCCCTGCCTGCTCTAGTGCAATAGTGAGGGAAGCGGCCGGCCCAACGGCATCGCAGACGATTCTT